CCGTCTTCTGGATTCGCTCCCGGAGCCTCTGAAGTTCCTGATAATTGGGACATATCAACGTTTGCTCTAACTACAAAAGCCGCGTTGGATACTCCTAATAAACTGTATGCTGCTAATAGACCATATTCATTTAGTTCGCTACCATGAATAGGTGTATTGCTCGCTGTCTTTTCGAAGTTCGGTACTCCAAAAAGATCTACTAATTCTTTCTGACTCGTCACTTTGAATGCAGATCCTGCATTCGCCGCCGTAGTTGCAGAAGCAACCCCTGTGCCTGCGGCATTTGTTTTGTCTTGGGCTGTTGCTACAACAATTAATGGAGTAGTACCCGGTTCAGCGGGTGTATAAAAACTCTCATCAATTACCGTAACTTCTACGCCGGGTGATGTAAGTGCCATTCCTTTATCTCCTGGTAATGTATAAACTCTTTTTTCAAAACATTACGTAATGTATGTTATACTGTATTTAGTTGTTTCACTCAAAAAAGGCGCTTTAAGACCAATAATATAAAGGGGACAAAAAGGTGTAAATATATGCATGAGACCGTTATGTAAATGCGGTTTAAGGCCGCGAGCAGTGAATTATAAGAAGAATGGCAAGACCTATTATAGGAGCCTATGCGAAGCCTGCTCAACCAAAGGTGTGTATCACGGGATACCTAGATGGTATAGAGCCGGTTATAGGACCAAGGATACTTGTGATAAATGCGGTTTTAAATCAAAACACAGTGAAGTTTTTAGGGTATTTCACGTGGATCAAAACCTAGATAATTGTAGGCATGCTAATCTAAAAACAGTTTGCGCAAATTGTAGAACAGTATTAGCCAAAGAAGGTATACGCTGGAAACAAGGAGATTTAGTGCCCGACTATTGATGCTATTTTTTTATACAGATCGTCAATAGTTGAATCATTTGTTATTTCGTGGTCAAACTCAGTACCTACCCATGCCCATTCCGAAGCATGAATCTTTTTATCTTTCATTTCATTTATGAATAAATTTGAACCGGCATTTGCTTGAACAGCAGCATCATACCATTCGGGTAATTCTCCTCTTTTGACCCAAATAATCTTGCCACCAAGTTCCTTAATTGCTTTAATTTCGTTAGGAAAACGCACATCACTAACCACTACATTATCTCTACTTTGACGCAGTTTATTTTCTAAAGAAGCAATCCAAATGTCATCATGAAACGTTCTACGGCATACTTCAGTTCCCCAATACTGTAAAACCCAACGAGGTGTAAGAGTTGGCATTGTTAAGCGTTTTGCCCACCATTCGTCTACCTGTTCTCTCCATTCTCTTGATTCTTTTGTTCTTCCTTCCAGCATGGTTCTATCCCAGCCAAAAACAGCAGCAACAGAATCCTTTAGAGAATCTGCGAAACTTTCTCTACGGTACTCATGGAAGTTTACAAGGTAATCAGCAACTGTATCTTTACCGCAGCCGATAAATCCGCAAACGCCTATAATCATATAACTCTCCTTTAAAGTTATATTATAGCGTCTTTAGATTATATGTCAAGTGTTTAATAGAAGGGTTTTGGCTGTCCTGGCTTGCCTGTATTAAGTTTTCTTGCCAAAACGCTTGCTGTGTTGATTGATTTGGTTCTTTGCTGTCTGCGTGCCTGTGTTGGTGAAGTTCTAGCACGAGTGGTTTTCATTTTTTGAGCTCTAGCAACATTGTATTGTTGAACGCACTTTGAAGGATGGCTCACTTGCCTACCTGCTCTTGGACCCGTTGAACAGCGGAATCTTAATTTAGTTTTTCCACCCTTGGCCGTGCCACTGGTTCTTCCCCATACCATCTTGGCGACTTCATTATAGATTTCTTCGTGTTCTTCTGTGATAAATTCTGATGCTTTCATTAGCCTATAATCCAACTATATCCCTGTCCACCTGCAACTTGTGTTCCAAGTTCCATAGTTAATCTTTCAATGTCGTTGAAACCTTCCTGCTTGATGCTGGCTCCGTTGAGTGCTGTTCCACCCTGTGGACCTGCAATTGAAGCAAACTTCTCACGTGCCTGTCCTAGCATAACTTTACAGTTAGCAAGTGTATAATCTTTAATCCACTGTCCAGCATATACATCTTCTATGATTACATAGTCCGGCTTTTCGTTGTATGCCCAGAGCAATACTTCTTCAGTTCCTCTTGGACGTTGCATAATAATTAATTTTTTACTCTGTGGGTTCCAAGTAAAATTAATGAATGATCCAAACATCTTTCCAACAAGTTCTTGGTACTGTGCAAACAATTCGTATGTTGCCAGTCCTCCCATGTTGGTTGAACTTAACAAATAGGTATTTGTGTAAGCAAGGTTAAATGGTTCGAATACTGTTCCACCTGTTCCGCTACCTGTTCTGGAACCAACGCTTCTTCTATAAATCTGTCTTATTTGAACTATTTCTTTAGGAAGAATATATTCATTCTGATCCTGCTCTAGAGAAAGCGTGATGTAACTTTCTTCTACAGAATTGTCTGATCGTTGTCTAAAAACGCCAAGGGCACGCTGAAGTGCTGTTTCGTAGTGTTCGGGGTCAAGTTCAACGTCGATCATGCCATCACCTAGCATTAATCTAACGTAGTCGAATACTTGTTGTTTTGCTTTGTCAATTTGGCTCATATAACTATTTATGCCTTGTGCTAGAAACGGTAAATACATATGTTATGCCAAGACTAAGTTTATATCGCCCAGAAAAGGGCAACGATTACAAATTCATCGACAGAACTGCATGGGAGATGTTCCAAGTGGGCGGTACTGATGTGCTTATGCACAAGTACCTAGGAGCCGTAGCGACTGCAAAAACTGCCACGCCCAGCGAGCCTAGTTATGATACCCTAAGCCCTACAAATATACAGGACATGCTGTTTCTCGAGAACAGAGATAGAAAGTACGATCCTGATGTGTATGTTATGCGTGGGGTTTATAACGTACAGGACATAGATTTTAATTTAAGCCAATTTGGATTATTCTTACAGAATGATACTATTTTTATTACTTTCCACATTAATGATACTGTGGAAAAACTAGGCAGAAAGATTATACCAGGCGATGTTATTGAACTACCACATCTAAAGGATGAATATGCACTTAATGATTTAAACTATGCCTTGAAGAGATTTTATGTTGTTGAAGATGTAAATCGTGCTGCTGAAGGATTTTCCGTAACATGGTATCCACATCTATATCGCGCGAAATGTAAACCACTAGTAGATTCACAGGAGTTCAAGGACATCCTGGATGGAATTGCAGATGCAGAAAACTTCAAAGGTACATGGAATCCAGATTCTACATATTATCCAGGCGATACGGTTACAGCACCCAATGGCGAGAAGTACACAGTAATTAGAGAAGTGACAGGAATTGCTCCGCCAGATACAACCTACTATAAACTTGCAGATACTCTCAAGGACATTATGTCCACATATGAGAAGGAAATGCAAATTACACAGGCTGTGCTTAATCAAGCAGAAGCAGACGCTCCTCAGAGTGGATACGATACAACTAAACTTTATACATTGCAGAGAGATGAAACAGGCAAGACAGAACTGGTATCTGCAGATACCACACTGGATGATGCAACACTTGAATCTGTTACTGCTGACACGGTGTTCCAATCTGCCGAAGCCAATGGATACAAAGGATACTTACTTGAAGATGGAATTCCGCCTAATGGTGCTCCGTTCACACAAGGCATAGCATTCCCAATAGGACCGGCAGAAGGACAATTCCATTTACGAACAGATTACAAACCAACAAGATTGTTCCGTTACGCAAAAGGAAGATGGAGCAAGGTAGAGGATGATGTGAGAACAAACATTACTAATCTTGGACCTAGTGATATTGCAGCAGGTGCTGACTTCGCAGGAAAAGTTGAAAAAGAAAATCTTAAGAGTTCGTTTATTAATAACACAAATGAAACTGTTATCGAGGGAGAAACAGTTAAAGAACGACAGAGCTTATCCAAGGCTCTTAAACCAGAGGCAGATAATTAATGCGTATTGAAGAAATATTCGGCTTTGCAACAACAGCACCGAAGAAAACCACAGTTAAGAAAAAAGTACGGAAAGACGATGACGAGCCTCTTGCGATTAAGTTACAACAACGTAGAGCCGCTGCCGCAAAAGGTGATAAAACAGCGTTCACACACGATTTTAAAAAGGCAAATAAATAATGGATTTTTTCTACGACGGACAGATTAGAAGATATGTAACACAGTTTATGAGAATCTTCATTGGCTTCAAATACGAAGCAGGTAATGGGGATCAACAATCTGTGCCTGTAATGTACGGTGATCTAACAAGACAGGTTGCAAACATCATTAGAGAAAATTCAGAAAATAAACTTCCTACAGTTCCTAGAATGGCTTGTTATGTTACAGGTCTTGAAATGGATACTAGCAGACTATCTGATCCCACGTTTATTAGTAAAGTAAACATTAGAGAAAGAGATTATTACATTGACGAAACTAGCGGAGAACGAGTGTATACTGGTGCTCCCGGCAAGAGTGTTACAGTCGAAAGACTAATGCCAACACCTTATAAGTTAACAATGAAGTGTGACATATGGACTTCCAATACTGATCAAAAATTACAATTACTTGAACAAATTTTAGTATTGTTTAATCCAGCACTAGAAATACAAACCACAGACAACTACATCGATTGGACTAGTTTAAGTGTTGTTTACATGACAGGTATGAATTTTACTTCCAGATCAATTCCTGCAGGAGTTGATTCAGACATTGATATTTGTTCGATAGATTTTGAAATTCCTTGTTGGATTAGTCCTCCGGCCAAAGTTAAGAAACTTGGAATTGTTAGAAGCATTATTGCTAACATCTTCAGTGAAGAAGGTGATGTCGTTAACATTTCATCATTGATTTACAATCAATCAAATTCAAATACTGTATATACAAATGCAAGATATCCTGTATTGCTTTTCAAAGCAAACAATGGTCAAGATTATGATTATGAATTAACAATACTCGATCAATATTCAGCAATACAATCCTTAGGCCTAGACGAAAAGGATTATGTTAATGGAAGGAAATTAGATTGGAATGCTGTTTTAGCAACCCTAGGAAACTTTACAGCAGGAACTAGTATGATTCATTTTAGACAAGCCGACGGAACGGAAGTATCAGGAACCATAGCAATTAATCCAGTTGATCCTTTCATTCTCTTGGTGAGCATTGATAGAGATACACTAAAAGAAAATACTTTAATTGTCAGCACACAATATCCAGATGGTAGAGGAACTATTAATGCTATTGTTGATCCAACAAGATATAATCCTATTGGAAAATTGGGCACTGTTCCTACAGGACACAGATTTCTTGTTTTGGAAGATGTAGCAGATGATGCCTCGGGTTGGAAAAACTCTGATGCTACAAACACATCTATCAAAGCAAACTCAATAGTAGAATGGGATGGCAGTTCTTGGACTATTATATTTGATCCTGCAACTGTTATAAGCACAACATATGTTTCTAATTTAACCACAGGTATACAGTACAAATGGGACGGTATACAATGGCTTAAATCTTTCGAAGGCGAATATGCACCAGGATATTGGAGATTTGATCCAGAAGGCGCATAAGTATTCGTATGCAAAAACGTGTAGGACTATTATATCTTTCTTTATCAACAAGAAGAATTCTACTTATATTAGAAAACGATAAGTGGACTGTTCCTACATTCTCAAAAGAAAAATCAGTGATCGAAGACAGTAAGGATGTGCAAAAAAAATTTGCTGAGGGCAAGATTTTACCTATAGAACTTTATCTTTCCAAGGACAAGGGGTTCGAATATGGAACATACATTTGCCTAGTAAATGAAGAATTTTTAACAAGAACTGTAGCAACATATTGTTGGGCTGATTTGGATTATCTCCCCAAGAATGTTCATGTGGGGTTAAAGAGCACATTAAATAATAATTTAATAAGAACTAAAATTGAAACAGTATTGGAGTTAGAGGATGCTATCGCTATATAAATCAGAAAAA